ATGACTTCGGGCAACCCATTGATCGACGAGTGGGAGGTCTGGCAGTACGCCGCGCGCCTCTCCGACGTGACAGTGTCCGAGCGCGTTCGAGTGCTTCGGATCTTCGAGACAGAGGCCGGCATCAACCCGGCCGACGCGACACCACTGCACATCGTGCGCTGGTACAGCTCCCACGCGGACGACTGGTCGCGGTCGACGCACTGCACCTACCACTCGTATCTCGCAGCGTGGTTCAAATGGCTGCAACTCCAGGAATACCGCATCGACAGCCCGATGGTGAAGGTGGGATCACCGAAGCAGCCTGACCGGGTACCGCGCGCAGTCGCCGACTCGGAACTGATGCGCCTGCTCTCGAGCAACATGCATCACCGCACCCGGGTGATGATCCTGCTCGGCGCCCTGCAGGGATTGCGTGTCCACGAGATCGCGAAGTTCCGCGGTGAGGACATCGACCACGAGCGCGAGATCGTGACGGTGCACGGCAAAGGCGGGAAGGTAAAGCCGCTCCCCCTGCACCGGATCATCGCCGCCACGTCCCGAACGATGCCGACGCGCGGGTGGTGGTTCCCAGCGAACGCCACGCGACCCGGCGAACACATCCATTCGAAGTCGGTCAGCCAAATCATAGGGAAGGCGATGCGGCGAGCCGGGATTCAACGCACAGCCCACGGCCTACGCCACTGGTACGGCACGACGCTCCTCGACGACGGAGCCGACCTCCGCGTCGTCCAGGAACTGCTGCGCCACGCCTCACTATCGACGACACAGATCTACACGAAGGTTCCCGACGGCCGGCGGAGGACTGCGGTCGAGGCACTGGATCCGTGGAGGGCAATCGCGTAGTCCTACTGATGCCCCACCGAGGACCTGCTCCCGCGCCCGATCACCCGGAATCGGTGTGATCATCGCGCCGTCTTGGGGTTCCTTTGTGTTCCGTCAGCCCTGACCTGCTTGAACGCGCTCCACGGTATACGACTCCTTATCACGGGTGAGCAGCACGCTGATTCTGCGGAACTGGTCAATCAGGTGGGGGTCAGCGAGGGGGCGATTGTCGAACGCTCCGGATGAGACGTCGAGCCCGGCGACTTCGAGCAACGTGAGCGCCATCGCCGCGATTGGCTCGCTGGCCCCGCTCTTTCGAAAGCGGTACCAGCACGTTAGTCCGCACATTGCAGCGAGGAGGACGTCGGCGGTCTCCTCGTCTCGGTGGATGTGCGCTGTTTCCCATGCGGCGATCCAAACGCCGAGAGTGTCGATCTCGACGCGTACTGGGTCAGCGCAGGCCAGCCAGAGTGTGCGACTGGCGGCGGGAAGAAGTTCGGCCTCGGCCGCGTCGGTCAGGCCGTCCAATTGCGTCAGGCAGCGAACTGCATGAACTGCCAGGTTCCGGCGTTGTTCGACGGAGGCGTTGTCCACCAACCGACGGATGACGCTTTCGACGTCACTGTGCCGCAACCGTCGTCGGCTACCTGGAAGATACGTGCTCGACGGTACGAGGTGGAACACGTGGGACCGCATGCTGTCAGTCGGGATGTGCGGCTGCGTAGCGCTCGAGAACGGTCCGGGGAAGGCGGGATTTTCGGGGCAGTGGGTAGCCCTTCTCGTGCGCCCATCGGCGTACGACGGGCACACCGCTTTCGGGCACCAACTCAGTTGCCCACCGCTTGTGGCCGCCGACGCGGCGGGCACGGCGGATGTAGCCAGCGAGAACATCACGCAGCTCTTTCGCGTTCTCGTCCCGTAAGTCGATGGAGTAGGCCTCCCCGTCCACGGAGAACTCGATCGTTTCTCCCCCAGCTTCGATCTTCTGTCCATCGAGATCGTCCATCGTTTCCACCATGATTCTGTACACCGCAGCTACCCCCTGTTGCTGAATGCTGTTGGGGCCGACACGGATACCATGTCGGCCCCAACATCGGGTCCATCAGTGTGCCGTCGCCGCCTGATTCGGCCGGCTCGAGGTCCTCACCGCATGTGGCGGGCAGGTCGTCATCGAGCTGTGGGGCGTCGGCCGTCCGTGGACGCCGGGTCAGGCCCCGCCGCTGGCGGAGTTCAGGCTCGACCAGCCGGCACCCTCCATCGACGCGGTGAGCAAACCGATTCCGACAACATTTCCTAACGTACGCAGCATATCCAAGATGCCGTGGAAGTAATCGCTGGACATTTCTGTGCCTCCTTACGACAGGGACTTGAGGAAGTCGATCCCCAGGTCGAGGGATCCCGGGCCATTGGCACTTGGGAACCAGGATCCGAGACCCACGAACAGCAGGTCCAGTGCAAAATCTTGCAGCGACATCACGCATTCACCCTTCGATTGATTTCGACACTCACACGTTCACGCCCAGAGACAAGGAGACGGCCTGACCGACCAGCAGCGAGTACAGCGTCGGAATCATCTGGGTGACGGTCTGTCCCAACGAGGCGGTGGATTCGGCGATGGAAAGCAACGTGTTACTCCGTTCCGGTCGAGGACGAGTCCATGGACATCGCGTTCAGTCCATCCAGGGAGCCTCCGAGAACCGGGGCGAGTCCTGTGACGAACGTTCGTAGGGCAGTGAAGAATGCAACGGACATGTGGTAACCAATCTCTTGATACTTCGGATGAACGAAACCCCTTCGTGCCGGTGGGATTTGATAGCTTCCAAATCCCACCGGCACGAGTAGAGGGTGACGTCACTGGTGGTGACGTCGTTGCATCAGCGGACGATGTGGAACTTGTTCGCCGACTGAGTGATGGTGGGGAACGAGATGTAGATGTGGGCCAGGAAGTCTGACTCGTAGATGCCGGTGGACTCCCACTGGTTCGCCGGTGTGGTGCCGCTGCCCGGCGTCTCGAGCTTGACGTAGCCGCCGCTGGTCACAGTCGAAACCAGGGCTGACGTGCCCGTGATGCAGTAGCGGCCGTTGGCATCGGTCGTGGTGCTGTAGTCGGCCACGAATCCGCCGCCCGAGTTGTACAGCGTGCCCTTGACCGCGGCTCCGGAGACGCCGGTCGCCGCGCTCGGCGGTGCCGCGTTGGCCACCCAGGAACCGCCCGTGTAGACGGTGCCACACATCTGGTAGTTCGCCGTGGGAACCGCGTTCAACGCGGGGGCGGCATTGGCAACGCCAGTGCCGAGGAACGCCATTGCTGCTGCACCCGCGATCGCACCTGCGGCTGACAGCTTTGTCTTCACCTGCATGCTCGTCCTTCGTTCGGGTTGATGGCCCTCGTGGAGAAAGCTGTTGCATCACATCGCTGCCGGGCCCGATACAGCATCGTGATGCGGATCACGCTAGATCACGGGAAATGAAACTTGTGGCAAATTCGTAAATCTACCGGGCAGTAGGTTTTCCGAATTCATACAGGGTCGAGTTAAGTGCGCTCGTGCTATCAAACGCTCGACAGGCAGCCGCACGGAGTCTTAGTCGAAACACTCAAGACCACCTGCACGAATGCGAACTTTCGGAAGGGGGCAAACCGCAGTACACTCGGTTCTTTACTTTTGTACTGCAGTGCAAAGGTAAAGAATGCGCTGAAGGGCGATACGGGGACTTGAGGTAGACGTCCCGCCGTGAAAGCGACGCCGGCCGCGGCCCAAGTCGGGGTTGAGGCGCCCGCCGACTACCCCCCAACACCGTTCGCTCGCACGTCGTCACGCGACGTCACCGCAACGACCGTGGACGGACTCAGCAAGTCGGCTGGAGTCCGATTCAGACACCCACATCGCGGACCGCGACCGGCCCATGAACACCTTCCCCCGCCCTCGGCCTACGAACAGGTGTCACCCAAGCGTTGACCTGAAACCCATAAGGGTGTAACGTTGTTCCCGTAAGGCAAACAGCCTCACAACAATTCAAGAGAGTGGGAGCAGAGATGCCCGACAAGTCGGATATCTACTTCGTAGTAGCAATGGCCACCGCATGGTGGTTCGCCTACCGGGAAGGGATAAAGCATCGACTCCGACAGTGGAGGTCAGAGCGCCGCAAGCGCCGAGGCAAACACTGGAAGAGATAGCCGAAAGGGGACCGGCCCGTAGCAGCCGGGCCGGTCCCCCACCGGCCAGTCTCCCGCTCTCTCGGATGACGCGCAACAATCGAACGAAGGAGGACGACATGAAACGACTGATGACCCCGCCCGTCGCGGGCCTGATCGTGTTCACCGGCCTGGCCGCCGCACTGCTCGCGAACGACTTCACCCCCACCCGTGCAGCGGTATGGGGCACCGCGTGGGCGATCACCACCGTCGCGATCGTGCGGCATGAGCTCAAGCGCCCCGCCGTCCGGTCGGAACGATGATCGAGTACCTGAGCCGCGGCGAGATCGCCGAGCGGTACGGGTACAGCCTCGACACGATCAAGAGCTACGACCGACGCGGATACCTCCCGGAACCCGACGCGAAGGTCGGCCGGAACTACGGCTGGCTGCCCGCGACGATCGACGCCTGGCACGAGAATCGGCCCGGCCGAGGGTCACGCACCGACCTGGGCGGTGCGGAGTGACGCGCCAACGTGGGACCGCCGATGTAGTCGCGTGGATCGTGCTCGCGGTCGCGATCCTCGGGTTGATCGGCTGCATGACGATCAGCGCGTACGGCGGCGCACTGGTGTGGATCATCGTCGGCGGCGTGGCAGGGCTCAGCCTCGCAGAGCGTCGGCGGCGCCGATCGGCGGCTGCCGCCGCCGAGATCGCGGCTCGTGCCGAGTGCGAGAACGAGCTCTACCTCAACGGCGACAGCACGGGCCTCTACGGGCAGTATCGACCGCCGTCCAACTGATGTGTCGTACTCCGCGCGTACTGTGCGCCACGTGGCTCGAGGGAAGCGCGCCACACACGAACGCCCCGGTCGCGAGCCGGGGCGTTCAGCGTTTCTACGGCGGGTCGAGCCCCTGGTCGAGATAGTGCTGGTCGATCTCGGCCTGCCAGAGCGCGATGTCCCAGAGCTCGTCGTCCATATGCAATTAGACGCGGAGCGGGACCAATAGGTTCCGGAAAAGACGACGAATGCCCCACCGATGGAAAGTTGGTGGGGCATTCGCCACGAGATCGTCCCTCTGTGCTGGGATTCAGCTTCGGCTGCCTGTGCTGCTGTTCGTGCGAGGAAGGTGCCGATTCATACGCGTTGGCGATGCAGACCCGCCGTAGGGATCAACGCAGCTGCTTCCAGCATCTCCTCGAACTTCCTTGATCCGCCAGCACGCGACTGGGACGAAATTCGCCAATCGGTCGCCACATGTGTGGGATTTGCCGATCCCCCTGCCGGCGACTGCCGACGGCCGACATAAAGCCTCCAGATCCGCTGGGCGGGTGCCAGGATCCACCACAACGCGGAGCCATGAATGAAGTAGCTCGCAACGGCGCTGTCGAATGCGGCCTCGGCATCATGCATCGTTCGCCGCCCAGCCGCCGTCATCTGGTTGTAGTGGCTGTCCGGGTACAAGGAAGTCGGTTCAACACCGCGCGCGTGCAGTTTCTGTGAAACGACGTATGCATCCGAAAACGTGATGCACAACTTGCCGTCGGCAACCATGTCGCACATGCCGATGAAGCTTGTGGCTGCTTCGTCGTCCGGGGGGATGTCCCCAGCCAGAATCGACTCCACAACGGTCGTCCGAATTTCACTCGCCTGACGCTGCAGCACAGTGCGCGCAACGGCGGGGCGCAACTTGATCACGGCAAACGAGGCAATACCAACCGTGACGACAAGCAGCGCGAAGCTAATGAGCCCTGAGCTGGTCATAGTGCCACTCCCTGTAGATGGCCACCAATGCTACGTGCGGATTCACATCTCTGCATGCGGGTTCTGGGAACAACACTAGGTTCCCTTCGCCATGACCCGAAGCTCCGCGCGAACATCGGCGAGTTCCAGCTGGAGCATCTCCACCCGCTCCTTTGCATCCTTGGCCTCCTTCACCGTGTCAACCGCTTCGTGCTGGCATCGCTGAAGCGCGTCCTCCGCGCCGTCGGCCCGCTTCTTCTGCTTATGCCCCCAGACACCAGTCATCGCTAACGTCACCGCGAGAGTGATCGAGATTGCGAGGGTAATCGATACATTCAGCACCGTCTGCTGTCCAGCGAGCGCCCGTGCGACCGGCGTCAACGCAAGACAGACGACCGCCAATCCAACGGCGATCACGGCAGTCCGTCCCACGGACCATCGAATACGAGTCTTCTCGACCTCGGCAAACACCGAGAGTTCAGTGAGGTCGCGTTGTCGCGAAGCATCCTGTTTCCGCTTGCCGTTGGCAGACCGTGACACAAATACCCCCTGTTCAATGGCAGAATGTCACTGCCGGGAGGTGCAGTGTATTACGTCACATAGCGCCCTCTACGTCGGTTTGCGCAGATTGCTATGTGCCCTCGGGCAGACAACGAAAGCCCCCACCCTCGGAAGGGTGGGGGCTTCGTCATGCCTGCAGCGCCGCTCGTCAGATCTTCGAGATGAACAGGTTGAGACGGCCCGCGTCGATGGCCAGATCGCTGCTGTTGCTGGATCTCACGGTCGGCATGACGTACTGGGCGGACGGCACCGTGATCGTCTGGACTGGCCGGTTCCAGGAATTGCTGTTCGTCGCCCCTGCAACCACCTGATTCGGTTCTTCGCCCACCCGGCAGCCGACGGACCAGTAGGCACCCCAGCCGACCGTGTACAGCCCCCAGATCAGCTCGTAGGTTCCGGCCTCGAGGTAGATGCCGGAGCCGGGCACTCGCGGCCAGTCTGTTGCGGCGTTTGCCGTCAGGGTTGCCTCGGTGATCTGGTCTCGGGCCAGGGTCAGCGGAGTGAGCTGCTCGTAGTATCCGCCCGTGCGATAGGACAGCTTCGTGGTGTCGGCGGCGAGGACACGGTACGAGGTGATGGACGATCCTGCGCTCGCGTACAGCTCGAGCAGGACGTCGGTGCCGTCCGGCACGACAACCTTCGCGGTCCGCGAGTTCGTGGCGCTCGTTCCATCGGTCGTGCCGAGAACTGTGCCGCTGCCGCGAATCTGGACACCTCGGCTCTGGTTCGCGGTCGAGGACGTCGCCATCGTGCCCTCAGCCACGAACGCCGCGCGACCACCGACCAGGAGCCCGTTTACAGCGACCGCGGCGGCGATGTCGGTGTCGGGGAACTCCGGATCGATCTTGAACCCGGTCACCTTCTCGTAGGCGTTTTGGGCGAGCTGTTGAGTGCCGGACTTGAGCACGCCTTGGCGCGGAGGGGATGACGTCCACAGCACGGCTCCGCCGCTGCTGATCTTCTTGACCGCCATTCCGCCGGCGCCAACCTTCTTGATCTGGCCGACGCCGGGAAAGCTGATCTTCCCGGCCATCACGCACCCCGCAAGTAGATCGTGTTCGGGGCTTCGTTGGTGCCGTTGTTGGTTGCCACGTTGTACTGGGCTTCCGTGCCGACCCACACCGTGAATGTGGTCGGTGTCCCGTTCTTCGATCCCTGCATGGCGGTCGCCGCCTTGCCGAGGTCGTCCTGCACGCTCTGGGTGAGGTTGTCGCGCGTCCAGCCGTCGTTCACATTGAAGGTGGTCAGGATCTCGGCAGCGAATCCGACCGCGGCTTTCACCGACGGCGTCGACGGAGCCGGCTCGACATCCGACAGCTGATCGAGATCGACCGCTCCGTCGGCCAGGTCCTCACCCGGGATCCCCATGACCGGCTTGATGTACGCGAACGCAGCACGAGCGACGGCATCACGAATATCGTTCTGGAACATCCCGATGGGCAGGCCGATGTACTCACCAGTCTCGTCAAAAGACGCCGACCTCATGAGTGCGGCAAGGTAGACCGCTTCCCCAACCTCTTCAACGAGGTGCCTGAACTCAACCACGTTCTCGGCGATCTGTGGATCCGACGCGGTGCCGGCCAGGTGTCCCGTGAGCTTGATCGCGCCGGGGGCTTCCGCGGTCGCGACCGGTACCTCCTGCAGCGCGCTGCGGGCCCGCAACAGATCCTGCTGCACCGTCTCTTCGAGGTTGCTTCGCGGCCACCCGCCCGCCGGGGCGCCCGTCTGCGCATGCTCGGCTGCAGCCTCGGCGAGCAGGCGCGCGGTGTCTGCGGCCTGCGCAGACGCATCGGCTGCCGCCGCGAAGCCCTCGGCCGCGTCCTCGTGGCCGAGGGCGGTCGTCGCTGCAGACTCGGCACCTGTGCGAGCCGCCTGTGCCGCCTGCCGGTCGGCCGCGACAGCCTGCTGCAGAGCAGCTGTCGCGTCATCAGCGGCAGCTGCGGCAGCGGCCTCCGCCGCGCCTTGGGCGGTTTCAGCGCCAACTCTCGCAGCCGACGCCCCTTCCTTGGCCGCCACTGATGCATCTCGGGCGGTCTCGCTGCCGGTCCGAGCCTCCTGGGCTGCATCCTTGTGGCCCGCGGCCTGCGATGCCACCGAGCCTGCATAGGTTGCGTACTGGACCGCTTCCTGCCTCGACGTGTACGCGGCCGCTGCCGACCCGGCCGCAGCGACACGATCGGCGTCCGCGTCGGCCGCCGCTTGCTGCGCCCGATTCGCGTCAGACTCGACCAGCGCGCGGACACCGTCAGCGGCGGTGCCCATCACTTCGACGACGTTGTCGAGGGCAGCATCGGCGCGGTCGGCTGCGCTCTCGGACCGGACCGCGCTCGTCTCGGCGCGGTCGGCGTGTACGCGGACCTCGGAGACGACACCGGGCTCGTGTTCGATGTAGTTGTCGAGCAGGGTCTTGAAGGTGATGGGCTCCGACGAATCTGGGATGTTCACCGGCCACTCTTCGACCCACGCGCCGATCCGGATCTCGAGCTTCGCGGGACCTGGATCGAGATTGGTCATCGTGAACTGGCCGTCGACGATCTTGACGGTGTACGGGAGCACGGGGGCAATCGTGCCCGTGCGAGAGTTCGCCGGCCGCAGCACCGTCGACGTCATCGATGCGAAGCCGTCGCCGCGGCCGCCGCCGATGTCCGTGATGTCGGCGTGAAGGTCAGTCATAGTTGCCTCCGTCCAGCGGGATATCGGTCGAGTTCCCAGGGCCGCTCGCGTCGAGATCCCAGCGGTTGACGCTGAGACCGGACGAGCGGTCGCCGCCGAGGACCCACCAGCGGCTTTGTCCGTGGCCGAAGGACACGCATGCGACGAGTTGTCCTGGCAGCACGCGTCCAGCGTTGTCCTTCTCTGGAATCACGACGGTGTGCGAGATGGTGTTCGAGACGGCCTTGTACTCAAGTGATGCGTCGAATTTGCGCTCCGAGTACAGCGTTCGGGTTCGTCTGTCCCACACCGAAAGATAGATCTGCGCAGGCACTCCGGCATCTATCGCAGAGCGTCCGGCGGTTGTGACTTGCGCGTCCAGGCGCCAGGTTCCAGCCTTCTCGATGAGGATCCCGTGACGCTCGACGTTGCTGCCGTGGAAGTAGCCGAAATACGGGCTCGCGTTCTTGTACGGCCCGACCCTTGAGTCGAATGGAAGCGCGCGAGCAAATCCATTCTGCCCGCCCCCGTTGACATTCCAGTTCTGGCTCATAACCAGGTTGCAGTAGCCGGAGACGTTTTCGAGGAGTTCCATGCGGTCGTTGAAATCGCGCTGTTGGTCCCGAAACGTATCGAAGGGGACGTAGTTGCCGGATAGCCAGTTGCCGAAGAACTCCCTGATGAACTGGTCGGCCATGTCGCGCATGTCGCCCCAGCCTGGATCCGGTTGGCCGGACGACCACTGATCAGGTGACGTCACCGTGTACCCCCTTCCGCAGGTTCGCGGGCACCTCGGGCGGCGATTGGCCCGGTATCCGAGCTTCGATCCATTCGAGGAGTGTCCGGATGAAATCGAGCGCCGAGGTGAGCAGTGTTCGGGTCTCGGCGTTCTCAGACTTGATGTCGGCGTTCTCCGCCTTGATCTCTGCGTTCTCGGTTCGCAGTGCCCCGACCTCGGTCTCGAGCCGCGTGACACGCTCGCCGAGTGGAGCGACGAGACGCACCGCGGTGTCGGCGATGATCTCGGCGGCTTCGGCGTCGAGTTTCGTTTCCTCGGTTCCGACTCGGGACGCTTCGGCCGCGGCCTTCGATGCTTCTGCGGCGTCCTTCGCGGCGGCCGCGGTCGTGGCTCGGCGCGCGAACATTCCGTTGACTACCGCGCCGACGACGCCGCTCACGCCGGAGGCGGTGAGCAGGGCCGTGATGTCCACCGCGCTCAGGCCCACCGGTTACCGCCCGTCGTAGCGGCGGCTGCGATGGCGGGCCGCCAGCTCGTCGGCCTGCAGGCGGGAAAGCACCTGCTCGGGTTCCATGCCGACGGTGACCATGGTGTCGGAGCTGCTCGCGGCGTCCGGCAGCGAGACCATGTCGGGCCGGACCGGGGCGAGGGAGGGCAGCCCCTTCGCGGTGCCGAGGTTCATCGACAGGACCGAGGTGATTGCCGAGACGACCGCGGTCGTTGCGGCGATGGACAGTGCTGCCTGCCAGTCGATGTCGGCGAGCGTGCCGGTCGCGGGGATCGCTCCGACGAGGGCACCGACGAACGTTCGGCCGACGCGGTCGGCGAGGTCGATCAGGAAGTTGCCCGAGCTGATCGCGGTCGCGGTCGACAGCGCCAGTAGGAACGAGACGAGCGCGGCGAGCGCGGCCGACGACAGCGCGGTCGTCCAGGACACCTCGAGGATCGTCGTGCCGACGCTGAGGAAGACGAGGACGTTCTGCAGGAATGTCCGGACGGTGCGGTCGGTGAGGTCGAGCCAGAAGGCGCGCGAGTCGATCGAGTGGGCGCCGACGACTTCGACGCCGACGGTGATGGATGCGTCCGAGGTGGTCATGAAGGTCCCTTTCGACGGCCGGGCCCCGGCGTCGACCGGGGCCCGGAATGGGTTCGGAGTGGTAGTGCCCGCGGCGTCAGTGCGAGATCGGGAAGTGCTGGTCAGGGCCGTCGGCGGGCTTGAGCGCGACGGTGCCGGTGGGCGACCAGTAGATGTCGCCGCCTTCGAAGTGCTGGACCCGGTCGCCGTTGTCGAGTTCGACCTCGTCCGAGGTGGGCCAGCCGAGCGGGCCGTTCTCGAATCCGCTGCGCCGCCAGGTGGCGTAGATCAGTCCGTGGACCCACCAGCCGCGGTCGGCGCTGTAGCGGCGGTACAGGGTGCCGCCTTCGAAGTGCTGGACGTCGCCCCACGGCGTGTCAGCCCCCGGTTCGGTAAGGACGGTGTGGTCGCCGATCGGGTAACCGAGCGGGCCGACCTCCCAGTCGTAGAGGCCGTACGTGTCGAGTAGCGCGTTCGGCACGATCTTCGCGCCGGTCTGCGGAGACCAGTACGCCTGGCCGTTCTCGAGCTTGACCCACTTGCCGCCGCGGTCGCCGCGGCAGTCGTTCTCGCCGACGGTGATCCGGGCGCCGAGCCAGTCGTTCACCTCGCGGATCCGGCGGATCTCCTCGTCGATCGCGGGCACCACGGGCGCCGGCAGCGGCGCCGGGGCGAGGTACTCGGCGAGGACCTGCGCGGCGAACCACCACGGGAAGTTCATTCCGAGGTCGGTGTGATTGCCGATCCCGAGGACCGTGGTGACGTAGTAGTGATCGGCGATGCCGGACATCCGGCCGCGGTACCGGCCGCCGCCGAGCGCGATGATCTCGGTCGCGATGGTGCCCTTCCGGCGGGCGACCTCGAGCGTCAGCCAGACCGCGATGCGGATGTCGTCGGCGCGGGCCATCCACTGCGCCTCAGTCCAGGCAGCGCGCGACCCTGCGAAACACAGGTTGTAGGTGTACGGGTTCGCCGCCAGCGCAGACCAGGACGCGAAATTGTCGTCGACGACGTGCGCGACGATCCGGTCCCGGACGATGTCGTGGTACGACGCATTGTTCGCCGGGTTGCCGCAGTACAGGGCGAGGGCGACGGCGGTCGCGTTGCCTTCCTCGGTGTGCCAGAGCGCGTTCGTGACGGCCGCGCCGAAGCGACTCGATCGGGACTGGCTGAGCATCCACTTTTCGTCGAATGCCGGGCGCGGGGGCAAGGTGGTGGTCATCCGCTGGTCTCCTTCGAATCGGTCAGCGACGCGAGCACTTCGGTGCGGTCGCCCTCGGGTAGTTGGCCGATCGCCGCGACGAACCGTTCGGCGACCGTCGGGGCTGCCGCCGAGCGCGGCCGGGACTTCGGGATCCACTTGCCCGGGTTGTGGGGGTGGATCGGCCCGGACTTCGGCGGCTCGTATCGGTCGAGTTGCTCGGCAACGGGCCGGAATCCCAGCCGTTCGAGGTGCCGGCCGAGCGCGTTCATCTCGTCGGGCTCGAACTTCGGGGTGACGCCCTCCATCGACGGGTGCATGAACACGTACGCGTACGGGTGCATGTCCGGTGGGATCGCGGCGAGCAGTTCGGCATTGAGATCGGGATCGGGTTCGGGCACGTGGATGCTCCTGTCAGGTTGAGCTCGAGATCTGCCGGACCGCGCCGGTCAGAGTGCCGATGTAGCGCAGTGCGCGGGTGCCGTCCGGCTCGAGGGCGCGGTAGTCGCCGACTGCGATCTGCCATGCCGGCGCCTGGGTGCGGGACCACGAGCGGCGGCCGGCGGAGATGTTCGACAGCCAGATGCGATTGCCGACCTCGAATCCGGCGCTGATACCGACGTCGATATGCCGGCCCATCACGTGTGGGGCTGCGTCGTCGACCTCGGCGGCGAAGCTCACGTATCCGCGAGCCTTGTGGAGCCCGACGCGGCCGACTTGCAGCCCGGATGGGGAGACTGCAACGCCGCCGCCGGTCTCGAATCCGGACTTGTGTGAGTAGCGGCCCATGCGGGCCTTGCGTTGATGGTCGGTGAAGATCGCCCACGCGAGGATGACGTCCTCGACGGCCTTGTCGAAGATTCCGAGCGTCAGCCAGGGCATGCCGATCGCGGTGCCGAGCAGCCCGAGCAGGATGTTCGAAAGGAGCTTTGCGCCTTGGTTAATGGCGTCGGGGCTCTTCCCGCCTGTGGTGATGGTGTGCTCGATCGGCTTGTGGATCGTCATCTTCGACCGCAGCCCGACGTGCTGGCCACGCCGAAGAATCACCCACGGGGCCGTCGGGTCGGCGTTGTTCGGGTCATCGTTCGGATCCGCGATCGTCACGGTCTCCGAGGTGCCGTCGGGGGCGATGATCCGCACAAGGTCGCGGATCGGATCCACGATGGTTCCGGTGACGCCCGCGGCGACCCGCCGCCGGACGACGTCGAACACGAGGGTCGGCCGATCGAGAATGAAGTGGCTCGGGCACGGTTGCGGATCGCCGGGGAACCACACGTCGGCGGTGAGCTGCAGGCCCGCGTCCTCGAGGGTGTGGATGACCAGGTCATAGAAGTTGTCCATGCGGGAGTCGAGGGCGCACCATTCCGCGACACCGTCCCGTTCGGCGATGTACGGGATCATCACCATCGGCCACTTCGCGTTGTCGAAGTTGGCTTTCCAGTTCGCGGCGTTCCAGATGTCGAAGAACGGGATCCACCCGGGCTGTTGCTCGCGCAGCAGGTTCCTGTGGGCGTACCCCTTGATCACCTTGATCGCGTTCCCGAATTGCGTGTCGGACTTGGGGAATTGTGCACCCAGCGGTGCCATCGTGTTCGGCCAGCACTGCCAGTGCTTGGCCTCGTCCAGGATGTGGAGCGCGATCGGCCGCACGACCATGTTGCCGTGATCGTCCTCGTCGATCTCGATGTCCTTGACCTTGTAACACTCACGTTTCCAGGGTGTTTGGAAGACGAGGAACACGTCGTGGTCGACGGTCTGCGCGTCGATGAGCCACTGCGCGAGGTCGTCCTCACCGGGGATGGTGACCGCTGCCTCGCCGGCGTCGTTGCAGATGTCCTCCCAGTCGGCGTCGTCCTCCCCGAACACCTCGCCGACGAGCTCGAGGTTCCGGTCGTAGATGAACACCCGGTCGCGTTCGTTGCTCGCGGCCTGTTCCGCCTCGAACCGGGCATCGATGGCCGCGAGGCCCGCGTCGAGATCGACGCTCATGGATCACCCCCAGGGCATTTGGTGGTACCGCGGCATGAAGCAGCGCAGCTCGGCCTTGACGGGCGCGTTCTCGACGCGCACAGGCAGCTCGGTCGGCGGTGTGCCGGGCGGGATTTCGAATTGGAAGTTGACGCCGCGCATGGCCGGCCACACGAACTCCCCCGACGCCGAGGACAGCGTTTCGAAGTTCTGTCGGGTGCGGACCTTCCACACGTCGTTCTGCACCGGGACCGGGACGACGCGGCCCGAGAGTGCGTCGGGCAGGAACCAGCGGCCCGGTGTGCCGCCCCACTCCACCCACAGCGGTACGTCCGTCGGATTCGACACGAGGATCGTGCCCTCGTGCGTGCCGGCCGGACATTTGAACTTCTCGACCTCGACCCCGGAACGCAGGTACGGCCAGCACGCGACCGCGACCATCTCGAGGTCGAGCTTGCGGGCCTGCATCGAGATTCGGCTCGCAGGCTTCATCTGACGGTCGAGCCGCAGGCTGATCGTGCGGGTGCCGCCGGTCTCGGTCCTCGTGTCGAGGTCGAGATCGGCGTCTTTCGACCAGGCGCGGTTCCACGCGGCGAGCAGCTGCTCGAAGTCGCTCCGGGTGCGGCCCTGCAGCCGCACCCGGAAGTCGAGCAGCCGTTCCTCGACCTTGGTCATCCTCGGTGTCGAACCGATCTGGTACGCGCGAGATGTGCGTGCCGCGGTGAACGGCGGTGGCACGAACAGCGCGTCGAGGCCGCCGACGATCCACGCATCCTTCGCGAGGTTGCGTGGACCGCCGAGCGGCCACACCGATCCATCGACCCCACGGGCCCGGACGGAGTCGACCAGGCTCACCGCTGCCCCCTGTCGTAGCGGCGGCTGCGCGTGCGCTGGTTCGACCAGATACCGACCTCGTTCATCGTTTCTCTGTCCGCCTTTCCGTAGACGTGGAACGTGTCCCCCTCGGCGCCGACGGGCGCGTACTCGAGGGACGACAGAGCCGACGCCGGCATGACGTCGGCGGGCGCGGTGGTCGACTGCTGCATCCGGTCGAGCATCGGGATCAGCTGCTCGAACGTCTCCGTCTGCCGCGGGGAGAGGACCCGCTCGGGATGGATGATGTCCTTGAGCAGGTAGCCCTTGCCGCGCGCGATTCCGCCCTGGTCGTAGAAGCCGTTCTTCTCCCAGAACGACCGCGCCCGAACGGGATCGCCGTAGCGGTCCCGGATGTAGTCCCGGCCCGCGAGCCCCTGGATGTACGGATCGGGGTTCTCGTCGGGCAGGTACTGGTCCTTCGTCGAGCCGAGGAACTGGAACAGCGAGAACGCACCCGACTGCGGGTTACGCGCGAGCGGGTTCCAGCTCGATTCCTTGCCGACGATGAAGTCGACCGCGGCCCACTGCTCGCCGGTGTCCCATCCGAGCGGTGCGAACGCCCGCTTGACGGCGTCGACAACGGATTCCGGATCGCCAGCAGGGTCGACCGGTGCCGGGGCAGCCGCCGACGCCGGAGCGGTGCCGGAGTCGCCGGCCGGATCCGGGTCGCCGGCCGGGCCGTCGTCGAAACTGGCCTCGTTCCGTGCACCGGCCTCGTCGGAACGGCGGCGGCCGGTGTCGTCAACGAGCTTCATGCCCTCGAATCGATTCGAGAGCCCCACCATGCCGAGCAGATCGTTGCCCCACTCAGAGAGGAGCGAGGTGCCGATCTGCGCACCGACACCACCCCAGTCGATCTCGGACGCGTACTTGCCCGCCGCGTCGAGATTCGCCTGTGCCGCGAGGATTCCGTCGCGGGCGCCGAGAACAGCGCCGACGACCGGGTGGTCCTCCTCGATCCCGACACGCGACAGTGCGCTGGTGTAGTCGCCCGTCTCGAACAGATCCCGCAGAGCCATGATCTGCTCCCAGTTCAGGACCGCCTCCGGCTTGCCGGTCTCGTTCCGGACGATCGAGAGCCCGTTCGGGATCCAGCCGCCCTGGTCACGGAACAGCCCGAATCCATCCTTGGCCCTGCCCCACACCGACGACAACAGCGATCCGAGGCCGAGAACCTTCTCGGACAGGAACGCCGACGCCTTGTCGCGGCCGTGGTCGAGGAAGCTCGGCGGAATGCCGAGCCACTCCGGCGGCGGTGTGCCGATCGCGGCACCGATTCCGGCCTTGATCGGGTTCAGGAAGAAGTCGAAGATGCCCGCGATCTTCTGCTGCAGCCACGACGTCTTCTGTTGCGGTGACGGGCCGCCCGCCGATTCGAACGCACCGTCGGCGCCGATCGCCAGGTGGAACAGGCCCGGCGACTTGCCCGCGAAGATCGGTGCATCCGCGCCGACCGCGGGGCCGCCATACGCGACATAGTTGTGCGCACCACCCGATTCGACGTTGGTCGTCGAGTACGGGCCGACACCGGTGAGGGTGCCGGCGGTGTGGCCGCCGCCCGGTCCGCCCGGGTCATCCCACACGCCGACCGAGAATCCTTCGCCGAGACCAGGTGCCCACGGCTGCCCGCCCGGGAACGATCCCGTCGCCCACTTCCACGAGCCGTTGCCGCCGTTGAGGATGGCGTCGGCGATCGCCGACACGTAGCCCGAGCAGTCCTCGAAGCCCCACGTGTACGGGTTGCCGTTGCGCATCTTCGCGGCGCGGTGGCCGTTCTCGAGCTGCGATTCCCACGCGGGGCGGATCTCGCCGCCGTCCTTGTACTTCGGGAGCAGCCAGTCGAACATGCCCTGCGGGTTGACGTTGCCGAGGCCCTCGACCGCGACCTTGGCGCCGTAGGCGTTGACGTTGTCGCGGCCGAGCTCGCGGATGATCTGCCCGCCGTCCCAGGTGAACGGGACGCCGCGCATGATCATGTCGCGCAGTGCGTAGACGGCGTTGTGGCCGCCGACGCGCTGGACTTCCTTCGTGGTGAGCATGTGCTCGCCGTTCGAGCCCCACATCAGCACGTCGTCGGACGTACCGGTGCCGGGCCCGCGGATCGCGCCGCCGGTCGCGTGTTCCGGGATGCTGGCCAGTTCCTCGGCCTTGTCGAGCCCGAGGAGATCGGCCGCCTTGTTCCAGGCCTTCAGGATGCCGCCGTTCCAGACGGTGTTGATCAGGAAGTTGATCGGCTTCGCGAGGATGGCCTTGAGACCGTTCCACTTGTCCTGGATCCCCTTCACAACCTCCCCGAAGAAGTCGCGGACCTTGCCGAGAGCGCCGGTCATCGCGTCCCACGCGGGGCGGATCACCTTCTCCCAGACCCACGCGATACCGGCGCCGAGGCCGTCCCACGCGGGCTTGATCGCGTTGTCCCAGATCCACTTGAAGAAGTCGCCGAGAGCCTGCAGTGCGGTTTTGAGGCCGTCCCACGCGGGGCGGATCACGTTCTCCCAGACCCACTTGATTCCGGCTGCGAGGCCGTCCCATGCGGGCTTGACGAGGGAGTTCCACACCCACCCGAAGAACGCGCCGACTGCCTGCAGCGCGGCCTTGAGCGCGTTCCAGGCGGGCTGGATCACGTTCTGCCACACCCACGAGATGCCGGCGCCGAGGCCGTCCCACGCGGGCTTGATCAGCGAGTTCCACACCCACCCGAAGAACGCTCCGAGTGCCTGCAGCCCGACCTTCATCAGCTCCCAGACGGGCTGGGCGACGTTCTCCCACAACCAGGTCAGGATCGCGCCGACCATCTCGAGGTAGAGCTTGACGCCCTCCCAGAGCAGCAGGAACGCCGTGATGACGACAGCCAGCGCGATCTTCAGTCCGGTGAATATCGGCTGCACGATGTTCTCGTACAGCCACGTGAAGATCGCACCGATCGCCTCGAAGATCGGCCGGATGAAGTCCCACGCCGCGGCCATCGCGGCCTTGATGCCTGACCAGACCGTCTCCCAGATCCGCTTGCCGGTCTCGGTTTTGGTGAAGAACCACACCAGCGCGCCGACGAGCAGGGTGATCACCGAGACGATCGCCATGATCGGGTTCGCCTTGATCGCGGCGTTCAGTGCTCGGACGCCGACGGCGGCGCCCTTCGATGCCGTCGACGCGACGGTCTGGGCGATGCCCCACGCGCGCGTCGCGATCGTCGAGGCCTTCGTGGCGATTGCGTGTGCCTTCGTGGTGATCATCGACCGCTTGGCCCACACGTCTTGCACCTTCACGGCGGCCGTCGCCGCCACCACGGCACCGCGGTAGGCGGTGTAAGCGCCGACGACGAGTGTGACGACCCCCGGGTGCGCGGCCATCAGGTCGGCGAGCGTCTGCACCGCCGGGACGAGGATGTCGCCGATCACAGGCAGCAGCGCCTCGAGGACGTCGAGGAACACCGACCAGGTGCTGATGCCGATCGCTGCGGAGGCCTGTCCGAGCGAGCCGACGATCTGCCCGACCGGAGGGCCGAGCTCGACGAGGATGTCCTTGACCGTGCCGAAGATTCGGCCGATCTGCTCGCCCCAGCCGCGCACCATCACGCCGGCGTCGATGACCTTGTTCATCCACGGCAGGTCGACGTCGGCGCCGTCTCCGGCGATCACGCCGAAGAACAGCTTCACGGTGTCACGGGCCTGCTCGATCGCTTCCCGCGTCCGCAGGATGCGGTCGACGAGCTCGGAGTCCTCACTGACGCCGAGCGCACGCCCGATGTCGGTGGTGAAATCGCCGGTCGCGAACAGCTTCGTCGCGGCGAACAGCGAGTGGATGTTCTCGCTGATCGTGACGATCCCGCGCGCGAGACCAGAGTTCGAGAGGTCCTTGCCCGGGAACGCCTTCTCCCACGCCTCGCCGAACGCGCCCGTCGTCAGCAGTTCGAGGACGCCCTTGGTCTTGGCGTTGATGTTGTCGATCCCGCCGGAGATGCCCTTGAACACTCCGGGTGCGGCCTTGAACGGTGCCGACAGCAGGGTCTCGCCGAGTCGGCCGAGCGCGGCACCCATGTTCTTCATGGAGCCCTGGAAGGTGTCGCCAGCGGCCAGGGCGGACCCGCCGATCGACGACTCGAGCGCCTTTTGGAAGGTCTCGAAGTCGATCTTCCCGTCGGAAGCCATCTTTCGGACTTCCTCGGCCGTCTTGCCGGTGACCTTCTGCAGGCCGGCCATGATCGGGATCGCGTTCTCACCCATCTGGGTCAGGACGGCGCCGCTGAGCTTTCCGGACTCGGCGACCTTCATGACCATCGGCGCGACCTCGCCGAATCCCTTGTTCGCGAACGCTGCGGAGTCGCCGACCAGCTTGAGGGTGCGCTGCAGGTCCTTGCCGGGCTTGATGCCGTTCGACAGCGCCATCGCCGCGGCGTCGGCCGCCTCGTTGGTGCCGAACGCAGTGCCCGACACCGAGGCGCTCACGTCGCCCATCACAGACTTGACCTCGTCGGCGGCCAGGCCGAGGCCCTTGAGCTTGGCCTGCGCGTTCTCGATCGCGGTCAGCCGGTTGAAGCCCTTCGTCAGGGCGGTCCCGAGAACCGTCGCGACGGTCGCCCCGACGGCTATCGCCCCGGTCTTCATGGCCGCGCCGATACCGCCGACGAGCTTCGAACCGATCCCATGGCCCGACGTCTCCGATTTCGCTGCGAGACGCTGCAGGAACGACTCCGACTGCGCGTCGGCCTTGCTGCCGTCGAACTGCGCCTCGATGCGCTGCACGCGCATGTCGCCGGCCTTGCGCTTGGACTCGGCTTCCGCCAGCGATTTCGACGCGGCTTCACTGCTGCGCTTCGCCTTCTCGACCGCCTCCTCGGCGGCGGCGAGCCGTCCGACGTCGGTGACGCCCTTCTCGCGGAGCGCCTGCAGCTTCGCTTCGGCGACGGTCTGGGCGCCGGCTGCATCGGCGGCCTTGCGGCGTGCTGCCTCCTCGGCCTTAACCATCGACTCGAGGTCGCTCTTGGCCTTCGCCAATCGGCGTTCGTTGATCTTGACGTCGACGTTCTGCTCGATCGGGTTGCCCTGGATCTCCGAGCGGATCCGCTTGAAGTAGCCCGTCATCGACGGCAGGACGTTGAGGAATGTCTGCCCACCCTGTAAGTCGGCCATGGGGCACCCCCTAGTTTTCGGAGTAGCGCCGCGTGTAGCGGGCGCCGAGGAGCTGCGACGAGATGTCGTCGTGCTCGCGGAGTGCGACGCGTTCTTCGGCGCGGTCGTGCGCGGTCTCTGGGCGGGGCCGACGTTGCGGCGGCTTGCCGCCCTTGCCCTTGAACTTCGGGCTCGCACCCCAAACGCCGTGGACAACGTGCTCGAGGAGTTCGGCGACCTCGGTCATCAGCTCGCGTTCGGGCGTCCACCCGATCAGCGAGGGGCGATTCGAGCGCGGGGGTAGTTCGCCGCGGGCTTCCATCTCGAGGATCTGGTCCGCGCGTTCGTCGTCGTCGGCGATCGCGGCGTAGTACCAACCCCCGACGGGGAGGGTGGGGAGCATGCGCATGAAGTGGTTCCACGGCAGGTCTTCGTGGTCGCGCACCCAGTCGTACAGGCGCGCGTCTCCGGGCATGCCGAACAGGTCCCGGTCGATCGCTATGCCGTAGCGGTCGATCTCGTCGACGAGGTAGGCCCAACCCTGGTCGGGTGGCGTCAGTAGCGCGAAGTGTGCGCGGATGTCGTCGACGAGGTCGGCGAGTTCGCTGATCGGCCGGCGGGCGTACGCGTCGGCGATGGTGTCGGCTGTGTCTTCGTCGACGAGGAGATCGAGGACGTCGTGGATGGAGGTTGTGGTGTCGAGGTCGGCGACGTCGTCGGCGGCGGGCACCTCGACGACGAGTTCGGTTCCGTCGTCCAGAGAGACGAAGAACGGGCCGACGGCCTCGTCGAGAAGTGTCTCGAAAAACGATGCCGTCGACCCGTTCTCGTCTGCGTTCATGGTCAGCGGCGACTACGGCCGCCGCGGCGGCGGTCGCGGCTGCGGCGTTCGGCGCGGTTGATCGCGGAGTCGGCGTCGAACAGGCCGAAGTGCTTCGACATGTCGCGTGCGATGTCTACGAGCACATCGGGATCGAGCGGTCCGATGTAGTCCTCGAGGTCCTCGTACTGGTCCCCGAGGAACAGCTTGAGCACGCTGCGGGAGGTCTTCGCCTCCTCGATGTCCATCACGGTGTAGCCGTCGGGCTCCTCGACGACGAACTCCGGCGAGTCCGCCACTCGGAAGGTGAACGGTTCCTTTTTCGGCCGGGTGGAGTCGTACTGCCTTGCAGCAGCGCCATTTCGCGGCTCGAAGCTGGTCACGGTGTCGATGTCCTTCGCGCTCACTGCGCACCTCCGTTACGTCGGCTGGACTTGGGCTTGGTTGCGTCCGCCGTGGTGTTCGCGGCGGCTGCGGATTCGGGCGCGCTCTCGGCGAAGTCACGGGCCTGTTGGGCGTCGAGCGCGAGCTTGACGTCCGGATGCTCGGCGAGCGCCGAGACAGCGGGGACGGTCGGCGGCTCGGCTGGGGCCTCGCGGTATCCGGAGGCGAGCAGCTGGCGGTGCTCGGTGTGATCGCCCGGCGTGTATGTGCGGCCGTCGGGTGAGATGAGCGTGACGGGTTGCCAGCCGTCGGCGTTGAAGGTGGGCATCTGTCCCATGAGGGATCAACTCCTCGATCGGTGGTCGGTGGGGCGGTCATGGTGAGCACCGGGCGGGCGGTCGACCGCCAATCCCCGCCCGCCCGGTGCTGTTCAGAGGGCGGGCTACGGCCCGCCGGGGGTGGTGCCCTTCTTGAAACCGGCGTCCTCGAGGACGCGGTCCCAGCCGGGGCCGGCGAAGAAGTGCCGCACGGAGACGCCGTGCACCGGGTCGACCATCGCGTTGACCTTCGTCGGCCACGTCAGCGCGCCACCGGCGTCCGACAGGGTCTGCTCGCCCATCTCGGCGACCTCGCCGCAGTAGAGCAGTCGCCCGAGGTAGATCCGATCGACGCCGGTGTTGAACTGCGCCATCAGCAGGTAGCGCAGCTGCAGAATCTCGGCGACTGCAGGCTGGTCGAACGCGACCTCACCAGTGACCGGGTCGGCGGTCATCGCCGACAGGTCCACACCGAGGTTGTTCTGGATGTTGTAGCGGTTCGCCTCGAGTCCGGTGAACTGGATTCCGGAGACGTCCGAGATGAAGTCGGACATCACTGGATTCGAGTAGCCGATCGCGTTGATGTCGTCCTTCTCGACCTCACGCGTGAGGGTGATCGCGTCGTCCTTCAGCAGCAGGCCGAAGTCGAACGCACCCTCCGGTAGCTCTGCGAGCTGCGCGCTCGCTCCCTCGGTGATGGCCTGGATCGGGTCGACGGACATGGGCATGCCGTAGATGTGCATGCGCTTGGGCTTGAGGATGAGCTCGCGCTGGTGCCGCGCGACCTCGAGCTTGCCGATATCAGTGGGCATGGTGCCTCCTGGGCATGAGAAAGGCCCACAACGAATGTCGTGGGCCCTGTGGATGTTCGGGGTGTGTCAGCGCCGCCAGGGCTTCGACAGACTCAGCGCGTAGTAGGCGACGACGCGGCGGACGTCCGGGTTTTCGAACGGCTCCGCCTCGGGCGGGGTATCGACCCGGCACGAGTCGATACCGATCGGCTTCGGCTCGTCCTCTACATCGATCTCCGCGTCGACGATCCGCTCCATGTAGTTCGCGACCTGCCGCGCCAGCTTCGACGCTGTGCGCGGATCCGGGTCGTGGCAGACGATCATCACGCGCGGGTAGTCGCTAATCCCGTCGTCGTGGCCGCCGACGCGGTTGATCTGGATCCCGCGGCCGCCGCCGTCTTCGGCCGGCGGTTCGGTGTCGGTGTCCCCCAGCGGCGTGAGGTACGCCATCAAGACGTCCTCGATGTCGGGGAACAGCGTCTCGTCGATCTCGACGACCATGTTCAGTACCTCCGCTTCTGGCTCATCGCTTTCATCGCCGCTTCCTGTGCGCGCACCGGCCGCGAGCGACGGGTGCCGAACAACGCGGACTGATTGCCTCGGCGGGACGCGACGATCCGCGATCCCGGGCGCCCGTCCCAACCGGTCGCGGACTCGACGCGGACCTTGTCGGCGAGCTGCCCGGATCGCTTGTGCCGGCGCGCTTCCCTCCGGAACGCGTCGGCGCCGACCTTCGCCAGCCGCGCGGTAGCCGCCTGCACCTGCTTCGACGCCATGATCGCCTTGGCGTCCTTCGACGAGAACCGGATGCTGCCGGGCTTGCCGCTAGCCATTGGTCCACTTCCCGTTCCAGCGTTCGAGGTAGCCCCAGACGTACTCGGCGACGCCCTCGTCGTCGAACCACGTCTGCAGGTCACCATCGACGTGCAGCCGGTCGCCGATCCCGTCGACCGCGAGGATGTTCTCGGACGACTCCGGGAAGCCGGGGGGCGCGTATAGGACCCACCGGGTGTGCCGCTCGAGGGGTACGCCTTCCGCCGAGTCGACCGGTTGGACCGAGCAGCCCGGCCACACCGCGCCGGGCTGCTCGGTCATGACTCCGCGCTTGCCGCGGGCCCGTTCGATCACGCGTACGGTCTGGGTTCCGAGGTCATCCATGTCAGTCTCCGAAATGCCACTGCGGCATCACTGATTTGGAGATGCCGAGGAGCTCGCGGTGGAAGTCGCTGAACACGATCAGTTCGCCTGGGTTGGCCAGGGTGCCGCCACGGGAGACGCCGCCGGTTGTCTTCGTGAAGGAGACCAGGCCGCGGAACCTCTCGGTGTCCATGGCGGTTCGCACCACCTGGACCACAACGAAGTTCGCGGCCTGGTCGCCGTCCGCGATATCGGGTCGCTTCTCGCGGATCCACAGGCCTGCGGCGGCGATCATGGCCTCGACGTTGACCCGCTCGTCGCTCGATAGGGGGCGCCGGCCGCGAGTGACCTCGTCGGCGGTGGCGAACTCTGCCATCATGCGCCCCCTGTTCTACTGCGCGTCGAGTTCGTCGACGGCGGCGATCATGGCGTCCTTGTTGGACATCGCGGCAACCTTCTCGGCGGGGATGCCGCGGGCCTCGGCGTACGCGGCCCACAGCTTCATCGAGGCGGCGGGCCGCGGTCGTTCCGGATCGGCCCCACCCGCGGCCGTCGGCGCGGCAGACGCGTCGGGACCGCCAGCGGCGTGGTTGGCGTCGTCGGCATCGCCTGTGCCGGCGTCGCTGTCGCCGTCGGATTCGTCGTCGGCGTCCACCTCGGATGCGGGGACGATCGCGCCTGCCTTGAGTAGGCGCCGGGCCTCGAGCTCGTCGAGGTCGGTGATCAGTGCGCCGCGGCGGTGCCGGATCCGTCTGGTGGCGTTGCCCTTCTCGTCGACATCGAGGATCTGGTCGAAGCGCAGCGCGGTGAGGACGTAGCCGGTCACGGGCCGACCTCCTCCACGAGCCCGGTCAGCCACAGGCCAGCGTTCGGCTGATCGATGCCGAGGGCGCGTTCCTGGGTGGAGTCCGTCCGCCAGGTCTCGCGCGGGCCGCCGTTGGGGCCATTGCCTTCGGGGTAGAGCTCGGTGTGCTGCAGCGGGCGGGCGTCGCCGTAGAAGCCGATGGTGCCGCGCTCGAGGATGAACGCACGGTCGATCGGCCAGCTACGCGACTGGATGACCTGCAGCCCGTTGATCTTCGCGGGCAGCGCACCGGTGTACGCGATGTTCTGGTCGGCGATGTTGCCCTGGTAGACCTTCAGGACGTCGTCGTTGTCCATCAGCGTCGCGAGCAGGCCCGGGTGCAGGACGATGGTGTCGGGCACGAAGCCGTAGTACTCATCTTCGCTGCCTCCCTCCGCCTCCGTCGGGGCCGCGCTGGTGACGATGCTGATTGCCTCCGCGATGTCCTTGCGCGGCTTGCCGCCAATTGCGTCCCATGCCTTCGGCACGGGCATGGTCGGGACGGCGTCAGCCTGCAGCACGAGCTTGGCGGCGCGGTCGTTGGCGCGGATGAACGTGTTGACCAGCGCCCGGATCTGCTGGTTGACGTCGTCGACCTGGTTCTTGCGAATCATGTCGTAGGTGACGCGAACGCCCTTGCCGCGCTTGGTGCCGAAGGCGATCTTCGGGATGCCGCGTGCGGTGTGGCTGACGGGGATCTCGCCGAACTCAGCGAGCTCGTCGATGTCGTCGACGAGGAACATCGGGTCGCTCTCGCGGTAGGCATAGATGCCGGCGACGTTCGATCCGGCGTTGCGCAGCAGGGCCTCGGCGATGAACTGGTTCGCCAGGAGCTGCTTGAGCCGGGTGGGGATGAACAGCGGGTTCTTCACGAAGTCGGCGACGGTGATGCCGGCGCCGTCCGTACCGCTGACAACATTGCGGATCGTCATGGTGGGTTACTCCCTGGTGGTGGTGGTCAGGCGATGCGGATCAGGCCGACACCGTTGGCGGCGACGCCCTTCGGCTCGGTGCAGCGGCCGACGATCGCGGCGGCCGGTGCATCGGCGGGCGCAGGGCCGACCTTGCCGTCGCCGGTCGAGACGAGTGCCTCGCCGAACTTCGCTGCCGCCGAGTAGGTCACCTTCACCTCGGTGCCCGAGTAGGCGACCGAGACGACGGTCGGGATCGGCATCGCGTTGACGACCGGGCGGCCGATCGCGTCGGTGGTGGGGCCGCTCTGCGCGGTGTCGGGGCTCTGCCCGTCGGTGATCGCGACGCCGAGGACGCGTTCGCTGTCGGCGGCCGCGACGCCGATGCGGCCGTTGTCGCGTCCCTCGACGAGCTGGCCGCCGAGGATCACCTCTGTCGGGGTGAACGACTTCGGGCCGCCCTGCGTAATCTGTGCTGCTCCGGCCATCAGATGCTCCAGTTCTTGAAGAGGTCGTTTTCTTCGACGCTGTCGGTGGTCTCGGCGCTGTTCTGGCCGTGTCCGATCTCCTCGAGCGGCACGAGGCCCTTGGCGAGGGAGTTGATCGCCTGCGTGGCGCCGTCCCGGTCGGCGGCGAGTGCGGTCAGCCAGTGCTCGCGGCGCGCGGGCCCGAACTTGCCGTCGCGGATCGCTGCGTCGACGAGGGCCTCGTCGGCGTCGCGGAGCTGCTGGACGCGCGCCTGCTGCCCGGACCGTGCTTCGGCGACCGTGGTCTCCCACTGGGCGCGGTCGACGGTGACCGTGTCGGCGGTGTTCGATGCGCCGGCGGCGCCGGTTTCCGCCTGCTCGGCGAGCGCCTCGTCGATGGCGGCGAGAACGGTTGCCTCGTCAGCGTCGGCATTGACGCCGAGTCGCTCGCGAAGGCTCTCGATCAGGGTGGACATGGTGTCCTCCTTCGTGTTGTTGACCTCCGCCTTCGCGGCAGAGGGGCTTGGGGGCGCGGGTGGCGGCGTCGGAGCGGCCGAGCGGCCCGCGTAGTTGAAGATCGACAGGTCGAACGCGTTCTTGGCGTCGGTGTCGGCGCGCTTGGCGGCCGCCACCTTGTCGGCCAGTCCGGCGTCGACGGCTTCCTGCGCCGAGTACCAGGTTTCGGAGCGCATCGCTGTGCGCCAGGTCTTCGCGTCCCCACCCGCGCGTTCGGCGTAGATCGACGCGACGTTCTCGCCGACCTGTTCGAGTCGTTCGGCGGCCGCGCGCATGTCGTCGGCGTTGCCGGCGCAGCCCATCATCGGGTCGTGGATCATCATTTCGGCGTTGCGGCTCATGATGATCTCGTCGCCGGCCATCGCGATGAAGCTCGCAGCTGACGCGGCGAGGCCGTCGACGTGCACGGTGATCGTCGCCTTGTGCTCGCGCAGCGCGTTGAGGATCGCGATGCCGTCGTAGACGCTGCCGCCGGGGCTGTTGATCCGGACGGTGATCGCGTCCGCGTCGATGTCGGCGAGCTCGCGGGTGAAGTTCTTCGCCCCGACGCCGTCGCCCCAGTAGGTTTCGCCGATCCGGTCGTAGATGAACACCTCGGCCGGCTTGTCGTCTGCCGCAGCATGGATCCGGTACCAGCCTGTGCGGTTGGTGCTCACGCGGATTCTCCTTGGTTGTCGTCCGCGGAACCCGGTTCCGGGACAGGAAGGTTGAACTTCTGCCGCAGTGCGACGCGCAGCAGTTCGTCGGGCTCGAGCAGTCCGGCCTGCGCGAGGATCGCCAAGGCCGAGGCGGTGGCGTCCTGCTGGGATCCGATCTCGTCGAACACGACCCGCGGCGCGGGCTCGTCCGGACCGAACTGCAGATCGACCAGGTCCTCGACGACATGCGCGTTCGCGACGTCGCGGATGTCCTCGCCGACGGCTTGCACGGAGTCGTTGAACGTCTTCGACAGCACCGACGCGAGACTGTAGGAGCCGCCCTTGTCGAGGTTGAGGAAGTGCGCGAGCGCGGTGAGTGCCATCTGCTTGTCGTGGTACTCGATGGCCCGCTGCATGTCGGGCAGGTTGCCCTGCACGCCGAGCAGCGCGAGGGCCTGGCCGGGAGCGAGGCCGACGCCGGCCGACATCCCGCCCTGGTACGCGGACGCGAGCCGACGCATGTGCTCGACTTCTTCCTTGTCGGCCTTCGCTGCTGTGCCCACGGGTACGCCCATGCCGTTGCGGCGCGCGGCCGCGGCCTGGATGCGGATCAGTTCGTCCTTGAGTAGCCAGTGCTTGTAGGCGGGCCGCAGCAACGACTCGCCGGTCCAGTCGCCGGGCTCGGGATCGCGCACGTATGCGACCAGTCGCGAGACGGGGATAACTCGCCCGCCGAGTCCGTGCACGACTTTGCCGCTGTTCGCTGGTGGCAGCTGGGTGATCGATTCCAGTCCGCCGTCCATCGCGACGGTGATCTCCGAGATTGTGCGCTGTGGGCGCGGTGCGAGCTTGCGCAGCCACAGGCGTCCGGCGTCGTCGATGCGGTAGACCTGCTCGAAGTAGCTGTGACCGTACGGGAGCATCAGCAGCGCGGTCTGTAGGTGCTTGCCCCACGAGAACCGTCCGCGGATCCGTTCCTGCGGGCCGACCGCGACGCCGTCGATCGTCAGACCGAGGTTTCGGGCGACGTATTCGGTGACCTCGTCGCGGGCACCGTTCTGGGTCAGGCGCCATCCGGCGCGGCGGATCGGCAGCCCGATCGCCTGCACGACCGACTTGATGCGGCCGTCCTCGCGGTTCATCCGTCCGTAGACCTGATTGCACTGCGGCCACCGGAGTTCGGGCACCTGCTCGTCGGTGTTCCACTGCTGCAGGTCGGTGGTGCGGTCGGTGACGTACCCGATTTCGTAGGACGGTGCGACAGGCTTTTCGTCGTCCACTCGCCACCTCCTCTCAGAACGCTGCAGCCAGCGCGTCGAATTGACTGGTCGACCAGGCGCCGCCGAAGCCGGATGACTGCTGTGGGTAGGCAGGCGCGACCGAATCACCGGCCGCGCGGGACTCGAACGTCAGCAATGCCCACCGCGCGGTGATGAGCACGCTCAGGGCCGCGGTGACTGCGCCATCGCTGGTGTCGACGACCCAGTCGCCCTGTGGCAGCTTGCGTTTGCCTGCAACCTCGAGCGCGTCCTCCACCGCGCGCTGTCCGGTGTGCCCGAGCAGGGCAGCCTCGACGTCGTCGAAGAACCCCTTGCACGCCATCTGGGCCTGGTTCGTTGTGGACTTCACGAGCTCGAGGCCCGCGGTATCCATCAGCGGTTCGAGCACCGCTGCCGGCGATCGGCTGTCGGTAGCGATCACGCACGGATCGAGCGCGTCAGCCGCGCGGGACAGCAGCGCGACGATCTCGGGATTCGAGGCGACCCTCAGATAGCCGACCTCGACGTGGATCCGGCCGTCGGCGGTGCGCTGCGCCGCGCCGATCGCCCACTGCTCGGCCGCTCGCGCTACCGCCAGCGCGATCGTGCCGACCCTCTGCGCGGCACGGTCGACCAGGCCCATCCACTGGTCCTTATCGGTGAGCGCCCACGTCTCGCGTTCCCTCTCCACCGGCCAGTCGCCGCGGCCGAGAACCTCGACGTCGAAGCTTTTGCGGCCCTTCGGTGTACTGAATCCGCGCATCAGCTTGCGGATCTTCGGCGCGGTCTGGATCACGCCGTAGGACGGGTTCGCGTACTTCCAGGTCTCCTCTTCGTCGCGAGACATCCCGTCCGGAGCCATGAACTCGGCGAAGTAGAGGCCTTCCTCGCCGCCGAGCCCGCGCTGGCGGATCGCCGCGAGCACGCCGCCGTTCGGGTGCTGCTCGGCGTTGACCGCCGACGACGCGTAGATCGTCTGCGGATTCGACGAAGCCATCTGCGTCGGTCCGAGCGCGGCGGTCTCCCCCTCTGTGAGGTTGTATGCCTCGTCGTAGATGACCAGGTCGACCTCGTCAAAGCCGCGGCCGGAGTCGTTCGAACGCGTGCAGAACACGATTTTGGCGCCGGACTCGAGCTCGATGTAGCCCTTGCCCTGCGAGCAGGTGTTCTTGACGACCCGATTCCGCAGGCTCGGACGCGACTTGATGATCGCCCACAGTCGCTTGTACGCGTCCTCGGCCGTCGGCCACAGCTGCGAGGTGTAGATGATCCGCTCGCCGAGCTTGTAGAGCCCGAACAGGCACCGCAGAACCAGAATCAGGGACTTGCCGTTCTGCCTCGGAACGATCAGGCAGCAGTCGGGGTGTGTCCACATGCCGTCCCGAGCGGTCGACAGGATCGCGTGCATCGCGTCGCGCTGCCAGGGCATCGCCTTCTTACGGGCGCGGCCGGCGAGAATGATCGCCTTCTCCCCCAGCTCGATCGAGCCCGGGAACGCGGAAAGGTGGTGCGGATCTTGTCGGCCGGTGAGCGTCGGAAAGTCCTCACAGACCAGCGAGGTCGTCATCGTCGTCTCCGCCCGCCCGGACGTCCTTCTGCCGGCGGATCTCGCCGAGGATCTGCCGAAGCACACCGGCCTGCTGCCGCGATTCCTGCATCACCGAATCGATCCGGATCTCGACGACCCGATCATCGCCACGCGCATCGACCAGCCGAGCCCAACTGTCGGCATCCCCGCGTAGAAGTTCGTTGAACTTGTCCAGCCGGTCCTTGATCCGGGCCGCTTCGACCACAAGGACCGTCAACGAGTAGGGATCGGTGTCATCGTGCAGCGCATCGTAGAGGCGGCGGCCAGCGTCGCCGAGGTCGTCAATCTCAACCACCCGAGCACCCCCCCGCTATTCAATTAATGCGATATCCGGCACGAAGCGATGCACCTGGTCAGAGCGGCATTCGCACTCTTACCGATATCCGATGATCGACGCAGGGTCGACGGTGTTACTGGCCCGCTCCTGAGCGAGATCGTCGATCTCGACGAGGTCGATCATGACCAACAGAACCCACACAGTCCTGATCGCACTATGGATCAGCAGAGCCGCACCGAGCTCGCACATGACGATTCCAGCAGAGGACCAGCCAGCAATCGCCGCAACCGCTGCTCCCAGCCCCAGACCGGCCGCGGAGAAGGCGCTGGAGATGATGGAGATCCAGTTGCCCCTCATCCTGGCGCCTGCCTTCTGGCGGAAGCGCACAAAGACAGGGGACTGACTCGTCAAGCCAAAGACAATCACAACTCCAGCGAAGCCAGCAGCAATCGCCGCTGCAGCCGACAACCCGACATACACGGCTATGAGAAGAGAGTCTGCGTTCTCCTGCTCGGCTCCAAGCGGGACTGGCAGCCGGTTGAAGAGCATGAGGACGTAGTGGACTAGCGCCGCCAAAAGTACGCACCAGGTCACCACACTTGGTCGGTCTCTGACGGCGCCCCGTATTCTGTTCACGGCCCTCCCACTGCCCAGGAGCGAGTTGAGGGACTACTCGAAGGTCCCTTCTTTCAACTGCTTGAGGAATCTATCGACGCCCTCCGACATCGCGGTGAGGACCACTTCCGGAGTCTGTGGCTCCCACTCGTTGCCCCTAACTGGGACCGAGAATGTGACCTTATCCTCGATGAAGTCCAAGTAATCTCGAACCAGCGCTTCATCCTTGTCCCGCCGGATGGCCGTTGCCTTTGCGCGCGTCAACCCTGTACTGCCGAGCAGGCTATCCAGCTGAGCAGCAAGACTACGCGCGGTGCCCGGGTCGGGCTTGGCAGTACCGAAGCTCAGCTCAAGCGCAATCGAAACCGCACCGCCGCTCGACTCCCTGAGGCTGTGGAGTGCATCGATTACCTCGCCCTGCCCGGAACCAGCAGGCGGAAGCTGCGCGCCAGGGTCGAACTTGAGATCCAGCTTCGCAAGTCCGATTGAACTTCGCAGTCGCATCAGGTCGTCTTCGCGCACGTATGGCCTCAAGGCGAACTCACAATCCCGAGGCAGCCCCGCGACGTGATCGATCCACTGAGCAGCCGCGCTGAATGTGGGTCCGCCACTGGATCGGGTGAACGCCGCATAGTTGGTGCCCTGGATAGGCAGGATGTACAGGGGCTCGACAAGGTCGCCGTCAAGCTCCAACGGCATCTCCTCAGCATCGCCCTTCGCCGTGTCGGGCCAGTCCTGCTGCGGTCGCCGCTTTCCGACGTACAGGAACCGAGCTGCTGGATTCACGTTCTTGCGCGTGTTGCCCCGATACCGAACGCCATAGATGTCCATGGCGCGGTCACCGATGTCCAGGGTCTCTACACGATCAAAGAGGGTTCGCCAGAATCCATCACCGCTGAATTCCTTGTGGTTTCCGTCCTTGTCCTTAAAGTACGGCTCCATGATGTGAACCGTTCTGTGCTTCCTGCCCACGGCGTCTCCTCGAATCAGCGATGGCGCCGTGCGACGGCCCCCCACGAACAGTCGCTGATCTTCTCATATCCGACCCTCACTGGACTGCGGTTCGGTTGGAAACAGCCGTGCCATCACCTCGACTACAGCTGGGAGGAAATCTAGCCCTGTAAAAAAACCCTGACTAGGGGCCGGCCAGTCAGGAACCCCCCACCCCCGAACAATTTCGGGGGTGGGGGTCCGGACCTGGGGCAGCCGCTCAGGGCCAGGGCAGGAGCCGGATGCCGAGCGGGTCGTCTGCGCCGCGGGCGTCTGTGACGTCCTCACCGGTCACGGCGGGACGCTGGTGGTCGTTGCGGCCGTCTTGGCGTTGCTTGTTGCAGATCGAGTGCAGCAGCCTGTCGGCCTGTGTGCCGCCTTGCGCCCGCGCATGCGAGTGGTCGGCCGCGAGTACTCGGCGGTCCCAGTTGAGTTCGGCCTCGCGGTGCATCGGCTTACCGCACCACCAGCACGGGGTGCCGTCGACGTGGATCCGCAGCAGGTGTGTGCGCTCCTTCTGGTGTGCCCACCCGAGACCGCGTTCAGTCGTTGTGCGAGTCACGTCTTACCTCGGTGCGACCGCGTACTTGGCGCGGATCCGGCCTAGGTCGGCCTCGCGTTCCTCGGCTGCGGCGAGCATGGTCCGGAGGTCCTCGACGTCGTAGTGGGGCGGTGCCATCAGGCACGGCGCGAAGGATTCCCAGAACGCTGGGGCGGGCAGGTAGCCGGGCGCGAGTATGTAGCCCGCGAAGCTGCGGCCACGACCACCGTCGGTCAGGTTGCCGCTGATCGCGTTGGCACTCGGGATTCGGAGGTCGCGGCAGAGTTGCCGGGCTGCGTCGATGGTCGGCGCGATCGCGGCGACGTGCTTGCGTTCTAGGCTCATCGGTTCCCTCCGATCGGTTCGGCGAGTGCCTGGTGGATGGCGGCGGCGGTGCAGCGCATGACGCGGCAGATCACGGCGATCGGCCATCCACGCTTGTGCATGCGCTGGATGGCGTTGGGTTCCTTCGCTTCGCGGCCGGAGTCGAATCGGTATTCGGCGGTGTCCTTGAACTTCCTCGGCGCTGCCATGGCTTCCCCTGCGTCGGCGACTGGTTGGGTCCGCCCGGGCAGCGCGCACCACCGCCGATGCAGATTTCGGCGGATCGTTGTGCTGTGCGTGCTTGGATTCCGGTTCCCCACGCTCGCCAGACCAGGAGTCTGATCGGGGCCGGCGACTTTGACACCGGGCGGAAGTCTGTGCGCCCGCCGACGAGGGAAGTGTCGGCGGGCGCGTGTCCCCCGGGCGCCGTGCGGCCGCACCTTGGGGGCCGGGATCAACCTCCGGCCGTTCGGGCGCTCCAAGCTGCCGCAACCGTGGTCCTGTCCCGGAATCTGAGACACCGCGCGCCGAGCCTCACTGCTCTCATGCGGTGTAGATAATCAGTCGTCATGACGGACGTATGGCTCCCGCTGGATGCGGACAAACCAGATGCTCCCTATTCGGTGCTCCACAAGAAGGTGACGCCGTGGCTGCGTCCCTCACTGACTGAGTGGATCGCGAAGCGCATCGGTTTCGACGGCTACACCCACGCTGACGTCTTGCGTCAGCTAGAACGGGTGCTGCGCGTGCAACTCACCGCACACCACCTGGCAGAAGTTGCGGCGATGAACATCTTGACCTACTTCGAGAACACTGGGCGAGAATGGGTCCTCGTCGACTACCTGCTTGCAACAACAGCCACTGCCGCCGATGTGCAGAAGCTGGAGCAGATTCTCCTTCAGTCAGGTTCCGCGTGGGGAACGAGCAAACGAAGCGGCAGGAATGCATTGGCTCTTCGGATGACAGAGGGAGCCGCAGAGGCGATCGAACGGACTATCGCTGCGAGCGGTCATCCGGGGGCGAGGCTCGCTGAGGCTTTCCAATCAGCGTATGGGGTTCAGCCAGACCCGTCTCAGGCGTACAGCCTCGCAGTGAAGGCTGTCGAGGACGCCTCGATTCCGATCGTGCTCCCGCTTGATTCGAACGCAACCCTCGGCAAGGTCATTGCGTCGATACGCCAGTCGGGCCGATGGAAGTTGCCGAACACGCGCGAGCATCGAGACCACCCGACGTCAGAAGTCGTGATCGGGATGATGCAGATGCTGTGGACCGGGCAACACGACCGCCACGGTGGTGCTACACCGCCGCCGCCACCTGTCACACAGGCAGAGGCAGAGACTGCGGTGACTGTGGCCGCCACACTGGTCGAACTGTTTGTCTCGCAGAAGATCCAGAAGATCTGAAAAGCGATACTGACACCGAAGGCGCGAGGGGATGTTTTCACCTCTCGCGCCTTGCGGCGTCAGCTTAGCACAGGGATCGGCCGTCGCTGGTCACGCTCCCTTCGGGTGTTTCAGGTGTGCGTCGAGGACATCGCCGAGCAGGAACACGCGCTCGGACCTCTTGCCTGCCTTCGCGATCCACACCGGCGAAATGACCTTCTCGTCGGCGAGGTACTTCACGCGACGTTGGGTGAGGTCGGCATACTCGCCGCCCATGGTGTGCGCCATCTGAACACACGAGCGGGCGTTCAGGTTGAGGCGGCGGGCCTCTTCCCACCTCGCTTCGTCGATCTGCCGGGGCGGTTTCTCGGCCGGCCGGTCGACGACGGCGACGGCCCAGTTGTAGCTGTCGACGATCTCCGTGTACGCCTCGTGAGCGTCGTCGGTGCGAGCGAGGTCGTAGACGTGTCGGGACAGCCAGCGGGCGAAGTGCGGGGCGCGGCCGTCGCCGGGCCACGGCAGACGACGTTCGGTCGCAACGTAGCTCGTCCACGATCGCAGCGTGCCGAGGAGTTGGTGTGCGCAGTCGGATGCGCGTTCATTGAACGCGAGGGGCACCTCGTCGTCCTTGCCGACGCGGGTGATGGTCTTGTTCGTGAACGCCGTCTGGCAAGTGATCGCGTTCTCGAGCTCAGCGGCCACCCACTCGACGATCTTGTCGAGTCGGTCGACGAGCAGGCTGATCTCCGAGCGGTCCAGCTTCATCTGGTCTGGTTCGGTCACCACAGGGTCAGCTCCTCGAATTCGTGTCCTGGACGGGTGAGGCTGAGGGCAGACTCGAGCACCCGGTCGATGTCGTCGGTGCGGGGCCCTCTTGGTTCGTCGAGCGCGCGGAGTTCCGCGACGACGGGGTACGGGAGACTTCGTGCGTAGGCGCGGAGCTGCTGCCGCGTGACGGCGACCAGGACGTCGCCGAACGCCTCAGCTTTGAGCTCGAGCCGCGGCCCGTTGCTGTTCCAGATGTGGAAGCGACGAGACGGACCCTCGCCAGTGGGCATCCATCCGTTCGCCTCCGCGGCCCAGCTCGGCTCGATCGGTCCTCCGTGACCGCCGTCGCCGCTCGGGAGGAGTCGGTCGACGCCGGCCCCAGACCGTGCGAGGGCGGGCACGATCCAGAACGGGCTGGCGCAGAATAGGAACGCGCGCTGTTGGGCGGTGAGGGTCACGTGAACCCCCTGCGCGTGTAGGCGGCTCCGACGGTCCGGTCGCGCGCCTCGATCTGGTCCGAGGTGAGCGGCTGGCCTGCTGGCTGCAGCATGGCCCCGAACGCGCTCCGGCATCCGTCGCATGGCTGCCCGACCTCGGCGACGAGCCGCCGGCACCCGGGAAGCACGCAGTCGGGCAACAGGGTGTCGAGTTGGCTCACGGCTCGTCACCGCCTGTCGCGGTATCGGTCCGCGTTGCGCGGAGGGCAAGGGCCGATGAACACGGCACGAAGGCAGTCACATTCGGCGTCGACGCTCGGCAGCGGCCGCCGGCACCGGCCACACTGGACGTGGACGACGATCGGGCTTGACTTCTCACTCATGGCTCGGGGACCGCCGTCCACGTCCAGGAGCCGTCGGCGTCGGTGATGCGGTAGGTGCCCGGCGGCATGGGCGCCCGGTCCATCGCGGTGAGGTGTTGGTGGAGGCTGCAGCGCGTGAGTTCGCCGTCGAGGCGTTCGCGCAGCGGGTGGAGGATCGTCAAGTCGTCGGCGGTGAGGGTGACGATGTGGTCGGGAGTCGGGTTGGCGAGGATCCGGTCGACGGCGTACGGGCTCGGGCAGTCGATGCTCGAGCACTCGATCCGGCCGCCCTCGTGCGCGATCGCGATCAGGGTTTGGCCGCAGCCCATCGGGCAGTAGCCCTTGAGGTCGGTCATCCGAGCCTCCTTCCGAGAGTGTTGATCTGGTCCGCGAGCCAATCGGTGTAGGTCACGCCGGTCTCGCGCATCGTGCGGAGCGCGTAGCTCTGGTGGTCGCCGCGGCGCAGGTAGCCGTCGAGGTCGTGCGCGGCCTGCCGGTAGATCGCGTGGACCTCGTCGCGGTTGCGCCAGTCGATCGCGACCTGCTGCCACTCCTGCAGTTTCAGTCGGCCGACGAGGTCGATGCCCCAGCCGAGCAGGTTGGAGAGGCTGAATGCGCGGGTCTGGTCTGCGATCGTGCGGAGTGGGGAGTTCGCTGGGCAGCAGCAGATCGCGTCGGTGGGGTCCGCTGCCCACAGCGTCGGGACGGACAGGGCGACATGGCGGTACCCGGCGATCCCCCACGCTCCGCGGGTTGGCGACGCGTACTGCGGCATGAACGGATCCGAGATCAGCCCGCACCCGACGACCTCGAGCCGCGGATGCTCGCCTCGGGCGACCTCGGCGGCCACGTTGCCGGCCAGCGCAGCACCGCCCGAGTAGCCGAGGAGCAGCACGGGATTCGGGTCCTCGTCGATCATGCGCAGCAGAAGCTCGCGGCCGGTGCGTAGCGAGTCGTCGAACGCGGGCCCGAGCGGCAGCGGGACCGGGCCGTACGACGCGGTCCACGGGACCTCGATCACGCGGAAGCGCGTCGGGTCGAGGCGGCGGGTCACCGCCGAGCACATGTTGCCCTGCAGGGGTTCGCCGATGCCTCGGCAGGCGAGCACGGTGATCATGCCTGGTCTCCGATCTTGTTGTTGGCGCGGGCGTTGGCGATCGCGAGGGCGCCGCGGATCACGGCCTGCAGGCGGGCGGCGATCTCCTGGAATCGCGGGTTGCTTTGCGCGGCGGGCGTGCACAGGACGAGGTCCTTGCGGATCCGGACGCCGCCGTCGAGCTGACCCGGGTGGGTGACGATCAGCGGGTTCTCGACCGGGGCCTGGCGGTCGCGGAGGAACTTCTGGCCGTCGAGGAACGTGCGGGCGATGACGACGGTGCGGACGGGGAACAGTTCGGCATACGAGCGGAGCGGGGTGTCTCTCATCGGTTTCTCCATGCCTTCGCGTCGGGGCAGTTGATCCAGTGCGGTTCGTAGAGGGGGCGGGTGGATCGGCGGACCGCGGCGAGTTGCGCGCCGACGAGGACGCCGGCGTAGAGGACTCCGCGGTGGACGTCGAGGGTGACGGTCCCGGACTTCGCGGGTGTGGCGTCGACGGGCAGGTGTTTTCCGGCCGGTGTTTTGCCCCAGTGGATCTCGGCGCGGCAGGAGCGGCACCGGGACGGCTCGGGCAGTTCGGTGCTCATGCGTGGATCGCCTCCTGTCCGGCGAGGGCGACGTCGTAGGCGGATCGGGCGTGCCGGAGCTGCCCGCCGCCGATCCGTATCTGCCATCCGTCCTTGCGGCGTTCGGCGGGCGAGACGAGCTCGGTCGGGTACTCGCCGAGTGCGCGGGATCCGTTGCCGCGTGGGCGGACGAGCACGGTGTGCATGCATGGGTCGAAGGCGAGGACTGCGCCGAGGATCTGCGCGGTGGCGAGCAGGGCGCTCGGGTCGGCGGCTGCGCGGCCCTTCATGTGCCAGCTCGGTCGGACGACGTCCTCGACGGCGATCGTGACGCCGTGGCCGTGGCGGGGAAGGTCCGCGGTGATGGTGGCCATGGCGCCGAGCACGTCGTGCACGTAGGTCAGTTCGATCGGCAGCATCTTCTCGGCGGCGTTGACGACGACCTGGTGCAGGACGACCTCGCGGCCGATGATCAGGCACAGGCCTGTCGAGCGGCCGCCGGGGTCGATGCCGAGGACTGTAGGGGCGTTCATCGGCCGGCCTCTCGGTCGGCGAGCGGACATGGTTCGTTGTGGCCGCCGCCGTTGCCGTGGCGTACGTGGACGAGCCCGTGGTTCGGCAGGACGCCGTGGCACTTCGGGCAGTGGGCGAATGCGCCCGGCCGGTAGGTGTCGGTGGTGGATTGCATGATGGTCATCTCCTGCCTCAGAACGGCGGTTCGTCGTCGTAGCTGCCTGCCTGTGAGGCGTTGCCCCACGGGTCGTCTGCCGGGGGCCGTTCGCGGTCCTGGTTGCCCGCGTAGCCGCCTCCGGAGCCGTTCCCGGACCGAGAGACCTTGTTGACCTTCGCGGTCGCGTAGCGGAGCGAGGGGCCGATCTCGTCGACCTCGAGCTCGACGACGGTGCGCTTCTCGCCTTCGCGGGTCTCGTAGCTGCGTTGCTTGAGACGGCCGGAGACGATGACGCGCATGCCGCGAGTGAGGGTCTCGGCGACGTTCTCGGCGGCCTCGCGCCAGCTGCAGCGCAGGAACAGCGCGTCGCCGTCCTTCCACTCGTTGCTCTGGCGGTCGAAGGAGCGCGGTGTCGATGCGACGGTGAAGTTCGCGACGGCCGCGCCGGCGGGGGTGAATCGGAGCTCGGGATCGGCGGTGAGATTGCCGATGACGGTGATGACGGTGTCGCCAGCCATGGGGTGGTTCTCCTAGTTGATCGCGCGAAGCTGTGGATAACTCGATGCCTGCTCGCGCGGAAAGAATTGGTTTCTTTTGGTTTTGGAAGGACTGGGCGCCACTGTGGTGTCGCCTTTGATGCGCTGTGGTGTCGCCTTTGCGCGCTGTGGTGTCGCCTTTGCGTCCGCCAGAGCCGCCACTGCGGTGTCGCCTGTGAATGAATCGCTAACAGGCTGTGGATCATTCAAAGACGCTGCTGTGGTGTCGCCTTCGCACGCGGAAGGTGACGCCGTGGTGTCGCCTTCGGAAGGCGTTGCCGTGGTGTCGCCTTCGTGCCCGTCGACGGCGGTCATGTACGGCAGTCGGAACGTCGTCGTGCGGCCCTTGTACGCGTAGACGGGCGAGCCGTCCGCGGCGAACGCGATCGGAACGCGTGGGTCTGCTCCGACGGCTGCGAGGCGCGCGAACGCGGCTCTCAACCCGGATGCGGTCATGTTGACCCGCAGTCGCAGTTCCTCGTTCAGTCGCCAGCACGTGCGCGTCTCGACGTCGCACCACTCGGCGATCGCGACGAGCACGAGACGCTCGGGGGCCTTGAGGGACGGCGGTGCACCGTCGAGCACTTCCTTGACCAGCTGCCATGCCATACCGGCAGCACCTCCATTCCCTCTTGCCCTGCTGATTGCCGCTGACCGGTCACGGCGTGCCCCGGTCGCCCCTCTGCTCGAGCGCGGCGCGCATGCCGGCCTCGTCGACGAGCACCTCGCGGGCCTTCGATCCGTCGGCCGCCGAGACGATCCCGAGCTCGCCGAGCTCGTCGAGGAGCCTGGTCGCCTTCGCGAACCCGATCCGCAGGCGCCGCTGCAGCATCGATGCCGACCCGAACCTTGTGGCGAGGACCATCTGCGCGGCGTCGCGCAGCAGGTCGTCCTCCCCCGCAGCGACGAGCTTCTCGACGTCGAGCCCGTCGTCCTCTGCAGGCGCAGAGACGTCGGCCGCAACGTCCGGGCCCGGGTCGTCGAGCGCGGGCTGTACGACCTCCGACGCCGCCCCCTCGGGTTGCGGATCGGCCGGCTCGTCGGGGAAGTCTGTCGAGCCGATGAACGCGCCACCGCCGTACCGGAGCAGCCACGCGCCGTCCAAGCGGTCCGGGTCCTCGAGATACAGGTCAGTGTTCGGGCGGTCCGGGTCGTCGTGGTCCCACCCGGACACCGGCGCGATCGCCCCGACCCACTCGTCACCGATCTGCGCCAGGTGGATCTGACTCGAGTGCCGGCGGAACAGGTGGAGCGTCTTGTCCCGGCGCGTGGCGATCTTGAGCAGCGTCGCCAGATGGCCCGGTGCCCAGGTGGTTCGAGCGGTGTCGGGCAGGTCGTCCCCGGCTTCGTTGCGCGGGATCGGGAGCGGATCGCCCGCAAGGATGCGGTGGATACGCGCGAGCGGGTACCCCTCGATCTCCGAGACCTGGAACTCGAACCGGTCGCCGTCGTCGAACAGCGTCGCGGTCTCCATGACCGTGACGGTCTTGCCGTCGAGGACGACGTCGACCGCGTGCCCCTTGTCGCCCTTCGCGAGCGACTTGAGCGCGCCGATGATGACCTTGCAGTTCATCGTCGGCCACACCATCGGAGGCAGTTCGCCCGCGCAACGGGTCCAGGTGTGACCGAGGACCGCGCCGTTCGTCGACGTGCCGACGAGCAGCGTCGTCTCCTCCGGGTCCTCACCGAAGTGACCGCGAGTGGTGCGCAGGTGCACGCCCCGGATGTCGGTCGCTGTGAGCACGAGGTCGCTCAGAAGCTCGATCAGCGACTTGGTCGCGATGGTGATGCTCACTGCGCACCGCCTCGCGCAGCAGGTTGCCCGCTGGCTGCCTTGATTCGGCCTGCCGCCTCGGTGAGCAACTCCCGGGCGGTGCGGCCGCCGGGCAGCGCGACGTCGAGCATCGCAGCGTCCTTCGCCATCGCCCAGGTCTCGTTCACCCACTCGGCCGAGTCCGCGGCGAGCGCAAAGCCCTCGAGGTCGACGAGGGACAGCGGCGCGACGAGATCACGGGCGGTCGTGTCGGATCCGCAGCCCAGGAGATCGAACACGAGCCAATCGAGCGTGAACTCGGGGCGCATCTCGAGGCGGTCGACGCCGGGCCGGTATCCGGCGCGGGGCGAGCGGACGCCGACCACGCGCGGGCCGGTGTCGTGCGAGTACCGCACCCACGCGCTGACGTCGCGGGTGAGGGTCTTGTGGGCCTCGATCTTGTAGTCCCGCTCGCCGGGGATCGGGCGGCCGTCCTTGTCGAGGGCGACGGTCTCGGTGCCGATGGCCGTCACGACAGCGATTCCCGGGAACGTCTTGAGTAGCCGCATCAGCTGGCCGTGCCGGTTGGCGCCGTCGTTCCACAGGTTGCCGGCCTTGATGTCGGCGTCCGGGTCGTCCTGCAGGATCTTCTGCGCGGCCTTCGTCTGCCGCGCGCGGCGGTTGACCCAGTCCTTGATCATCTCCCACTCGGTGGTCATCGAGTCGAACACGAGCATCACCGGCGGCTCCCCGGCGGCCGCGGCCCGCGCGGCGACGGCGTGCACCTGCTCGACGGCGGCGAAGATCGACGGCCACGAGCCGTTGTGCACCAGGATCTCGAAGTCGGCGCCCTCGATCGCGCCGTACTCGTCGGCCGACCCTTCGCCGAGGTCGAGCCAGAACGCGCGGCCGACACGCTCGCTCGCGGTCAGCTCGGCCGCGGCATACGTCTTGCCGCTCTTCGACGGCCCCTCGAGCAGGATCAACGGGAACGGTGGGCGCCCGGTGGGCTTGCGGGTCTGCAATTCAGTCACAGGTGGTCTCCTCGAAGTCGATGACGGGGGCGCCGGCGGCGATCGCGTGGGCGTTCGCGCGGCGCTGTTCGATCAGCAGCGCGTGGGCACTGCGCAGGCGGGTCTCGGCGAGCAGGTCGCGCTCGATGTCGTCGATGCCGCTGTCGCTCATCGGCGTTCGCCGGTCAGGCGCAGGTTGTCGGGGTGGGTGGCCAGTGGGCCTTGGCTGCCGGAGTAGTGGACGTACACCCAGCGGTCGTCGACGTGCGAGACGATCCCGGTCTCGGCCGGTTTGCCGGTCGCGACGCTGAGGTAGACGACTCGCTTGCCGGTGTGGCGCCGGAACTCGTGGAGGGTGCAGGCCTTCCACGACGACTCCGGAGTTGTCGGTAGCCAGGGCTCGGTCGAGGCGGTCATGCGTCGAGTCCTGCCAGTGGCGAGGGGATCGCGGCGGTCGCGCCTGCCCAGGCGATGCCGCCGAGGACGATGCCGAGGACGATCGCCGCGAGCCACGCCTCGCGCTGGTGGCGCTGTGCGCGGTCGAGGCCGGCTCGGCCGTCGTCGGCGGTCGCGAGGATCGCGGCGTCGCGGTCCTCGGCGAGCTCGGCCGAGATCTCGTCGGGCCGGGCGTTCGTGGTGTCGATGACATCGACCGGTGTGGCCGGGGTCTGGCGGGTGAAACCGAACATGGTTGGGCTCCAAAGGGTGCAGTCGACCGCGCGATGGCCCGAGGGGACTCGCGTGATGTGTCGGTGGGTGGTGTTAGAGGATGGCGCCGGTGAGTTCGGCGGCGAGATCAGCGGCGGCCGCCGGCGTGAGGGTGGCGCGGAAGCTCGTTGTGTCGGTGCGAGCGATCAGTCGAATGGCCCCGGCCAGTCCCGGGCGGACGGTGAAGTCAACGCCCGGAGTTCCGACGGTGGCCGCGGCGCCGTGGCGGACGGTGAACTGCTGCGGGTTCCTCACACGATCGATGTAGACGAGTGCGTCCCGTTTGCACTGGTGGTGTCCGCCCTGCTGCTCCCACTCGTCGCCGATGATCAGTTCCTCGACGGTCCATACCTTCCCGCTGCGGACGAGGCGGAACTGCCCGTCAGGGAGGTATTCGACCAGCGCGGATCTTGCGGGGAGGTTCCGCGGCCCGACGGGCGACGCCGCGGCCTGCGCAGCGTCGACGCTGAGAAGCTCGGCAGCGACGGCCTGATCGATCAGCCCAGCGGAAAGCATGCGCGCCAACATTTCTCGGAGCGTCTCCTGTGCGCGGAGGACGTCGGTTGCATCGGTCACGGCTGATCTCCTTCGTAGACCGGTACACCCATGCCGTTCCGCCGGGCGGACGCATCGTGGGTCCGCACCGCATCGAGCGGTCGCTCATGGTCGACGTCTGCACCGCAGGATCGACAGCGCACGTTGAGCACTTCGAACTCCCACGCGCGATGGGAGTAGTCCCGCATCGGCAGTCCGTACCGGTCGAGCACCGGCGTGAAGTTCGATGCGATCACACACCCGTCGGTGTGGCGTCCGACGAACACACGCCGCAGAGCGCGTTCAAGGTTCGGCTCCCCGCACTTCGTGCACTGCTTCGTCGATCCAGCAACGGGAAGGCGCTTGTAGTTCTCATGCGCTGCCTCATCGCAAGCTGCGTGTTCTGCCTTTGCGCGGTCGCGAATCTCCTGTCGCTCGCGACGATTCGCCTCGGCCGCTGCTGTCGCCTGCTTCCTTCTACGACCGAACATCATGCTGATGCCTCCGTTTCGGTGGTCATGAATTGGTTCACGAACTGGTCGGCGATCGCCGAGTGGTGGTCGATCAGGGCACGCGCCCGACCAGATGGCGGGATGCCCTCGAGCGTGGCGTCGAGGACGCTGTCGGCGGCGGGATGGTCGGTCATGCCAGCGCCACCGCCGATCCGGTCTCGATGTCGAGGCGTAGCGGCCGTGTGCCGCCGAGCTTCCCGTGCAGGTAGCGCAGCCCAGAGACGGTGATCCGGAGCTGCGACGAGAGTTTCGGTTCGCCCGTGTGCGGGTGCGTGTAGGCAGTCGGCCGGCGGCGCACGTGCTGGATGTGGGACTGGTACGGCTCGCCGCGGCGGTCGAGCAGCCCGACCTCGCGGAGTGACTTCGCGAGGCGGTTCTGCCCGGTGTTGATCGCGGGGTCGCGGCTGAGGATCTGCGCGGCCTCGCGGAGCGAGTAGTCGCCGTCGGCGTCGGCGAGCGACTCCCACGCTGCCGCAGCGGGTTCTAGCTCGGCGACCGTCGCGGTCAGGGCTTCAACCTTGCGCGTTGTGATCGCGAGAGCGCGATGGACGATCTCGTCCTCGGTCAGCTCCCGACGTACCGGCGCCACCTCCGCTTCGCGGGTGCGGATAGCGAAGTAGGCCTGGGCCGCCGCGACCTCAGTCTTGCGGGGATCACCGTTCATGGCGACGAGATAGCAGGCGAAGCGTGCAAGCTCAACATCGGCCTGCGGTCGTCCGACACCCTTTTTCGTGACGTCACGAAAAAGGGTGATCACGTCGTGGCCTTGCGCTATCGCGGCCGCCTCGGCCCGGTTGATCGCTGCTTCGAAGTTCTCCCACCGGTCGTACCCGAGCATTGGCATCAGGTCGCGGGCGGACCAGAACTCGGTACCGTCCGTCCGAACCTGCCGAATCTGGTCGAACGGGGACTGTTCGGCATCGAACAGGTTCAGCTCACTCATCGCGCACCGCCTGTGGTGTCGGACTCGGCGGCGACATGCGCCGCCGAGTCGCACCCGTCTCCTACGCTCTGGGATTCCACACCAACCGAACAAGGAGAAATTTCGTGGAGTCCACCCTGCTGTGGCTGGGAACAATCGGCGGTGTCCTCAGCGGCGTCTGCGCGCTGGTCTTCGGAATTCTCGCCTTCCGACACGCGAAGGCGGCCAACCTGCTCGCTCAAGACGCCAGCGATACCGCTAAGCGCGGAGAGAAGCTGGGGGCGGATGCCAACAACCTCGCCGCAGAGTCGAACCGCATCGCAGTAGATGCGCGTCAGCTCGCAGAAGAAGCGAACACGATCAGCACCCGCGCGGAGCTGCGTGACACCGAAGTGAACGATGTCCGATGGGTAGGACGCTGGGAAGAGCCTGGGCGCTTCCTGTTGACCAACAGAGGTGAGGACGAAGCCCTGCGGGTGAAGGCTGCCGTCACGGTAGATGGGGAGGAAGCGACGGCTACTGCCGATTCGGTGGCCGGCGGCGAGAGTCTCGTCTTCGATCTTCCGGGTGCTCGAAATCAGTTCCATCGCGAGCGGGCGGAAATGATCCGATACGAGCAAGCTGTCGCCCGAGGCGACTTCGCCGTGCCGTACCCGGTCGCTATGCCGAACACGATCCTTGAACGGGTGGTGTGGGTAACCAAGCTCGGCAAAGAGCGCGTCCACGACATCAAGTCGCATCTCGACGACCTGTGCTAGCTGCCCGGCTGGGCCTGTTGCCGTTGGATCGTGTGCCGTAGAGTCCGACATCAGATTTCCTTTCGTGGGGATCGATGCCCGTCAGGTGTGCGAGACCTGGCGGGCCTTTTCGTGGGATCAGGAAGCGAGTGCTGAGGGCTGCGGTACGTCGCGGAACCAGCTCCGGAGCGTCTCGCGGCTGACGATCACGCCCGTGAGGTCTCGAACCTCATCGGCAATCGCCTGCCAGCTACGACCGGAACGGCGTGCGCTGACAACCAGGCCCCGGAGCGTCTTCCCCTTGAGCTGAACCTCGATGAGGTGTCGGGTAGCTGTGGCCATGGCCGAAAGCTTGCAATGCAAGCTGTTGAATGTCAACGATGTCATATAGAACGCATTACATGCACAGCAGGTCAGGTTGCCAAAATGTTTGCGTATGCGACTCAGTGTGTGTAATCATTCGTTGCATGACCACTGCACTGAACGGTTCGTGGCGACCGGCCGATTCGCTCGCCAACCGCATGAAACTCGTGCGCGCAGAGCTCGGTATGTCGCAGCGCGAGTTCGGCGCCAAGTGTGGAATCCCGGCGTCGCAGATCCAGAGCATCGAGGACGGCAAAAGCCCTCGCGGCCTGGACGTGAAGGTGAAGAAGATCTCACTCGCGTTCGGCGTCGATCGCGACTGGCTGATGTGGGGCGGGCCCCTGAACGACGAAACGCCCCCGCCCACCGGTGCGGTGGACGAGGGCGACTCGAGCGGTGCCCCCAGTAGGGCTCGAACCTACGACCTGCGGATTAAAAGTCCGTAG